CAATTCCGTGATACCCGGAATCGCTGTGCAACTCTCGGGCGGGGCGGTCATCAGTGGCGGGGCGGTGATTCACTAAGGAGAAACAGATGAAGAGAGTCGGAGAAATTATTGGTTCTTTTGTGGTAGCGTTTCTAATCCTTCTGGGAGCCGCTTCGTTGCCGAATGTCAGCGCTCAGAATCCTACTCTCACGCCTTACCAGTTCGCCGTGAGCGCTCCGCACACAAACTGCGTTGTCATCGCCTCGCAGACAAACTACTGCTTCGCCTCGGATGGGCCTTACGTGTCGATTGCGGGAGCGGCTTATGTCTCGATGCTCTCGGCGTCAGCGGGAGTTACTTCATTTAACGGGCGCACCGGGGCCGTGACTTTATCGGATGCAGACGTAATTGGGACGGGGCTTAAAGTCGTTACCACAGTTACGGCAGTATCTACGCCTCAATAGGAATTACATGCCTTTAGCCAAGGGAACTAGTAAAGAAGTGATCTTCAAGAACATTGAGGAGATGCGGAAGCACGGCCATTCGCATGAACAGTCTGTGGCTGCGGCTTTACACACTGCTCATCCGCAAGGCGGAAAGAGTACGGACGCCGGTGTAAGTGGCGTCGATGGTGTTCTTAACTGGGCCGCCGGTAATCATCTAATGAGTCCCACAGAATCTTACAGCGTTAAAGGGGAGACTGAAGTCATTGACCCGAAACAGAACTCTATGCCCGGTGTAAGTGGCGTGGATTCCTTCGAGAAGGAAGCGGCACAACATCTTCGTAAGCCTGTAATACCGAGACGATAGTGGCCCAATTTTACGCAGATCGCGTATCACTCGGTAGTCATCGAGCACGGACGCCAGAGGGCTATCTAATTGCCCTAGCTGTGCCCTTCGCCCGCACAGGCGTACAGACTTATAAGGCGGAAGAGATCGACAAAGACAGTACAATGGGTCTCTCTGGCCTGGTGAATGTATATCGCCCTAAAGAAGAAGTGCTATCTAAAGCGGCTATTATCAGTTTTGAAGGAAAATCAGTCACCAGCCTTCATCCACCCCAGTTCTTGGATACTAACAACGATATGGTTTACTCTCGCGGGCATATTCAGAACGTCCGAGCTGGAAGTGAACCGCTTCCTGACGGCGAGTGGCCCATTGTTGGAGACATCATCGTTAAGGACGCAACTCTTATCCAGCAGATAGAGGATGATCTAAGAGCCGAACTTAGCGCGGGCTACACGTATGACCTGGAAAGAGCGCCCCATGATGAACATGATCCTGGGGCAAAGTTTGTGCAACGCAATATTCGTGGAAACCACGTGGCTATCGTATCTAGCGCCCGTGGTGGAGAAAATTTACGAATTCTGGATGCAAAACCAGAGAAGGGAGCAGAAATGCCCGAACCGGTAGTGACGCCCGAAAAGCCTGGGATGTTGGCGGAACTTGCCACATTCTGCAAGACTCTCGGTCTTCGTCTGGTTGCATCTGACGAAGATCCTGGAGCCGTAGAACGCAACAGAAAAAAAGACGAGGAGGCTCTCAAATTGAAATCCCGAGTAGAAGACGCAGACGACCCAAAGATGGATAAAGAGGACAAGAAGGCAGGGGCTCCAAAGGATGAGCCTCAAGGCGCCGACAAGAAAGCCAAAGACGATAAGGACGACGATAGGAAGGCAAAGGATGATGACTCGAAACATATGGCAGCTGATGCCAAGCTCGACCGAGTCATCGACTTGCTGGAAAGGGTAGTCGCCCGAGACGCCAAGTGCACCTGTGATGCGGAAGAGGGTGAAGCTCACAAGAAAGACTGCCCAATGAACAAGAAAGAAAGTGAGGACGCCGACTTGATTCCGATTCACAAGCTGCACGGAGAAGAAATTCCGATCAACCCGATTCCCGGCGCCGATCAGGCTCTTGAGCATCTACGCCAGATTAAGCCTCTTGTGGCGAAGTCTGGTGATCGCAAGGCGATTGACGCCTACAACAAGGCTGTGCGTCAGTTGAAGGAGGCGTCGGATAGCGATGCCACAGATGCCGATTACGGGGATTTCACCAAACTGAAGAAGCCTGAGAAGGTGGAGAATGATGAACAGCGAGTTCGCGCTTCGGACAGTAAAGACAAAGGAAATCCGAGCGAGGACTTCGAGGCCGCTGCGGCAAAGTTTCATCGCATCAATCCAAACCAAGTAAAGAAGCAATAGCCGGATATGATCCCGGAAAGTAGTCCAACTCAACAGAAAGAAGGAGGAAAATAGAAATGCCTGGCGCAACAATTGGAACTCAGATGAACGTCGGGTATCCGGGTCAGTATTCGCGCAATGGCGATTGTGTGATTGCCGCACATCAGGTGCGGTCTACGGATACCACAACTCCCAACTTCGGTGATGCAGCTGTGCTAAACTTCGACGCCGCAGGCGACGTAAGTTCGGCTCAGCAGTCTATCGCTAACAGCGTCACTCCCACAATGACTCAGGCAACGGGCGGCTGCTTCATGGGAGTATTTGCTCGTGAAGTAAAGACGTTAACCAGTTACGTACCCCAGCCTGGTGCTGTAGCCGTGCTCGCTGGTTACTCTGCCGGTCAGATTGCAGATATCATCGAGCGTGGCGCTGTCACTGTGGAAATTCAGAATCCCGCCAGCACTGCGATTAAAAAAGGCGGGCCTGTCTATCTGCGTTACTCCGCTAACGTAGGCTCCGTGCTGGGTGCTTTTGAACCCGCTGCGGATTCCGGTCACTCGATTCAGCTTACCAACTGCTTCTTTACCACTGGCTTAACCAGCACTGACGCCAATGGCAACCTCGTGGCTGAGATTACGATTCTTAGCCGCAACACCCCGTAACGGAAATCAGAAGAAAGAGAGGAGAATAACCTAACATGCTGCAAGGATTCGAGAAGTATCTTGAAGCAAGTAACGCAGCGAGGGAGGCACGTAATCCCGCCCTCTTTCGTGATTTCCAAGCGAATCTGTCCAAGCGAAAAGCTATGGACAGCGCCCTTCGCACGGGAAATCTGTCAGCCCTGACAGGCATCATGGGTACAGACGCCGCGGCAATTGCCGGCGGCTTAGCCTTCCTCGAAGCGGAATTGGAGAAACGCGACCCGAAAGTGCGTGAACCCCTCACATCCGTAACCTGGATGCGAGACATGCCGATCAAGTCTGGGGGAGGCTGGGTAGATTTTACCAGCTTCTTCTCGGCTAACTATGCCATCAGCGGGCCTAACCAATACGGTCTGACTGGTGGGCAAACGACAACGATTCCAATTGTCCAGACCGATATCGAGAAGGACATCTACCCGACGTTTAACTGGCAGAACGTCTTGAAGGTGAACTTTATCGATATGCAGAAATTGCAGGGGGCTGGTCGCTCTTTGGACGATCTGCTGGACAAGGGCATCAAGTTGAACTGGAACAAGTCTCTTGACCTGGTTACTTATCAGGGATGGGGCGGACTTCCAGGCTTGGTGAATAACACAAACGTCACCGCAGGCTCCGTAGCAAAAGGCGCCAGCGGCTTCACTGCCTGGTCAACCAAAACACCCACGGAGATTCTTTATGATGTTAATACCATCATGACGGCGACGTGGGCGGCGAGCAATTACGACGTAACCGGTATGGCGAATCATATTCTCATCCCGGCTGCCCAGTACGCTCTGCTCTGCCAGATCAATAGCGCCGCGGGAGATGTCAGCATCCTGACCTACTTGCTGGAAAATAACATCGGCAAGACTCAGGGCGTGGACCTCAAGATTTTCCCGTCCCGCTGGTGCCTGGGGGCGGGCTCTGCTGGAGTTGATCGCATGGTTGCATACGTTAGCGACATGGACCGCATTCGATTGAATGTGACTGTGCCTATCCAACGTGTGATGACCACGCCGAACATCAGTGAGGGCGGCGGCGCTTATCTGACTTTGTATGCGGGTCAGGTCGGTGTTCCCGAGTTTCTTTATTACCAGCCCATTTCATATGGAGATGGTATCTAAATAGTTAATAGCTAGAGAGTTAACTCTAGATAAGTTGACTCTCTAGCCTCAACCAAATCCATCGCGGAGAATGAATAATGATTCAAGTATTGACCACAAAGAACATTCGATTCAAGCATCCCAACAATTTTCTCATCAACCCCAAGGCTAAGCTGGGGGAAAGTGACCAGGTCAAGATTTCCACAAAGTACGAAGATGTCTACGTCACAGTGCTTCCGGGTAAGGTCACCGCCGTGCCCGACTGGGTGAGGCAGGACGTCATGTTTGAATGGTGTGTCAAAGAAGGTTCTCTGATGGAGATCGCTATGCCTGTCTCTGCTCCAGGAGTAAATCTTCAGGCGCAGGGTCAACAGCAGATTGCTCAGAATGAAGCTGCTGCGGCTAAAGAAGCCTCCGAGAAAGCTCATGCCGAGTTACTGGCAAAGCTGGAGAAGATGACGAAACAGGAACTCATCGACTACGCTTTCCAGAATCACGACATGGAATTAAGCCCGGCTATGACCAAGTCTGATCTTCTGAATACAATTCAGGAAGCCATGAAGGCGGTCGAGGCAGCGTAATGAGTTCGGGCGGTGGTGGAATTCAGGGTAGTATTTTCAATGACCTCGCTCTTTGGTGGGGCTATCAGGACGACTGTGGAGGTTGGCCCTACGATTACTCCTTCAGTCCAATGGATGCCGCCAATCTTACGGTTGGCGGTAATCCGCTGTATCAGATTTCAGATTTTCTTGCCGTATATCCGAAGTTCGGTTCACAGCCACAGTCTCTCGTTACTGTGCAACCCGATGCAGTAACTCCAGGCTCGGGATATGCCGTCAATGATCAACTCACCGTGCTACAGACTGACGCCTCGGGCGGAGTCATTGTTGTGGCAACTGCGGGAGCAGGGGGAGTTCCCCTCACTTATACAATCGGTACGCCTGGAACGGGTTATCAGGTTACGGGTCTTACAAATGCCATCGGTAGTATCATTGTTACTCCGGGGCATGGCGGGTTGGGCTATATCGTTGGGAATCTTCTGGCGATCAATCAACCCAACGGTTCAGGCGGAGTGGCGCAAGTTACTTCCGTTTCAGGAAGTGGCGCTGTTACAGGGATTGAGATTGCATCGAATGGTGCAGGTACAGGCTACGCTGTAGGGGGAGATATTCCCTGCTCAGGTGGAAATGGCGTTGGTCTTCTGGTTAACATTACATCGATTATTCCTTACGTCGGCTCTCCTACACAAGGGGGTACTGGCGGGGGCGCAACAGTCGATGTACTGGCAATCAGTGCTCCCAACATTGTTTGCATCCCGCCCGCTGTGTTGCAAATGTATATTAACCTCGCTACAGCTTGCTTGCAATCGGCTCGATGGTTCGAGTACTGGCCTATCGCAATGGCCTGGTTTGTGGCGCACTTCGCTACGCTGTATCTGAGAAGTGAGGGAAATGTCGGTAGCACAGCGGGTCAGATCGCAGCCTCAGGCTTGACTCGCGGAATTATGGTAACAAAGAGCGCCGGGAATGTCAGTGCAATGATTGAGGTGCCCAAGGGATTGGAAGAGTTTGCTGCTTGGACCTCGACAGAGTATGGCGTATTACTTGCTACGGCAGCGAAAGCAATTGGGATCGGGGGTATGTACATTTACTAAGGGGGTTTATGAACACTTTTACTCATCCAGTAACAAGGCAGCCTGTTAAGTTAGGACGCACTCTTGCACGGCGAAATGCCAAGAGCCGTCTGCGAGCCGCAAGACTTCACTCCTTTCTATCGACTCTTCCAACCGCACCTACCTCAGCTGACTACACTTTCGGCATTACTTCCTGGGGAATGATGAAGAACGACTCTCTTGGGGACTGCACGATTGCGGGACCGGGTCATATGATTCAATCCTGGACCGCTTCATCAGGCAGTGAAGCCACAGTGCCGGACTCCGTGATTCTTGGCGCTTACGAAGCATGGGATGGCTATGTGAATGGAGACCCGTCAACCGATAACGGTGGCGATATTCTTACGGTGTGTCAAGACTGGCAAACTAACGGTCTCGGCGGTTACGGTATTACGGCACATGCTGAAGTCAACATGACCCAACTTCGCTGGCAACAGGGAGTCTATGTATTCGGGGGCTTGAACACCGGCGTACAGCTTCCCATCTCGGCCCAGTCGCAAGTCGGCTCTTTGTGGGATGTTGTCGGTGATGGGCAGACGGGTGACTCGGCACCAGGCTCATGGGGTGGACACTGCACGGCAATAGTTGGCTACGATACCGACGGAGTCACACTGGTAACTTGGGGCGCTTTGCAGAGAGCCACATGGGCTTTTGTGATGGCCTACTATGACGAAGCTCATGCCATCATTTCGCCGAACTTCAAGACACCGGCTGGAATAAACGTCTCTGATCTCGCAGCGGATTTACAGCAGATTGGAAGCTAGTGCAACCAGAAATTAAAGTTACGGTCACTAGCGGGAGAGCCGAGAAGAGTCTCGCCGCTAGTCTGAAGAGACTGAAAGGCTCTCAGGTTCTTGTCGGTGTGCCCGAGAGTACGGCTCAGCAACGCATGTTGGACATTATTGAACTGGCTTCTAAAGCCGGTAAGAAGCGTAAGGCTTATTTACTGAAGGTAGCCCAGAGAAAGGCAATCAATAATGCCCAACTCGTGTATATCCAAACGAATGGATCCATTCTCAAGAACATTCCTGCCCGTCCGATTATCGAGCCTGCAATCAAAAACAAAGATAATCTTGCTTTACTAACTTCGGAGCTAATACTCGCAGCCGAGGCTAGCCTAGATGGTCGACCAGAAGACGTAACAAAGCATCTGAAACGCACGGCACTACTCGCTGAAGGTCTAGTCAGGAGATGGTTCACTGATCCACGCAATCACTGGGCACCGAATGCGCCAGAGACGATACGTCGGAAGGGTTCTGACAGACCAAACATTGATACGGCCGAGATGAGAAAATCCATTGTGGGTCTAGTGTCGGAAGAGCAATGATTAAGAAGTGGCTCACTAGCCTTAAACAAGGCATCGCAAATCTCGGGCAGAATATTCAAGTTCGTGGCCTTCTGTGCTCATCTCGGTATTTCAGCCTTATTGGTTGAACATCTCCCTCACTCTCAGTGGGTTATGGCTGGAATACTTGTGGGTGCTGGGATTAAGGAATTTTACTTCGATGCTCGATACGAGAAAAACCCACCACAGACTTTTACTGATAACCTCGAAGACTGGTTAGGGTATGCCATCGGTTCGGTACTCGGATTTTGGTTAGGGTTATGGAGATTTCAATGAATAATTTTGAGCGCATGGCCAGAGACTTGCATCGCAAGAATGTGTCTAAGAGCGCCTTTGATGCGGCAATTGAAGACGGTGTAGTAGCTGGAGTAAAGTCTGCCGTTTCTTCCGCCAAGTCAGGCGCTTCAGTAGGTGCCGCAGTCGGAGAGAAAATTGCCCACGGGTCTCTCGATGCTGAAGGTGAGACGCCAGCAGAGCGCGGTCACAAAGGAGGTCTAATCGGTGGCCCGAGACGCGACGAGGTTCTGACCTCTGAAGAGAAAACCAAGATTGCTCGTAAAGGCGGTCACGCGAGATGGGGCGAGGCGAGAAGCGAGAGAGACGAATAAGTGTCTTTTGATCTACAGGACGTGGTAAATGACCCAGACTTGGCTGAGCCGTTCACAGTTCTTCGTCAGAATGGTTCTTTCGTTCAGGGTGGCTGGCAAGTCAATGCACCTCAGTCGATTGAAATGTGGGGCGTAGTGACTGTGGCTTCCAACAAGGAATTGCAGATGCTTTCGGAGGCAGATCGAGTAAGAGGCGCCAGAATGTTCTTCTCCCAGGCACCTATCTATGTAACCAACGAAGCCGACGGAATTACCTCCGATATCATTGTATGGAACGGTCTCAACTGGCGTGTCATGTCTGTAGGTCAATATCAGAATCGCGGTGGCTACTACTGTGCTATCGCACAAAGGATGAGGGGCAATTAAGTGCCCCAGACACCTCTTACTCCGAAGCAGATGGACTTGATTCTTCAGGCTCTCACGTTGAATATGGGATTGCAACTCTCGAATAATCCAAACGGGGCGCAGAACCCGAATTACTACGGCGCAAGATGCGAGTGGCAGCAAAGGGGTCAGCCCTTCCCAGCTATCACAGAGGATGTTGTATTCGTTCGCTCTGTGGAAGTAGACGACCAGTACAATCGAGTCCGCGATGTGACGTATAGCCAGAGTACAGCAGGCTCTCCCCCAGTAATCACTTATTCCAAGACTACGCAATATACAAGAGTCTGGGAAGTTTTCTGGTGCACATACGGCCCAAACAGTTTCGACAATGCTCGGAAGCTGAGAACCCGCCTGTTCGATCAGGATATACACGACCAATTTGCCGCTACTCTACTTTATCTGGTGACTGATCCAGCTGCGCCGAGAAGACTCCCAGAAGAAGAGAATGGCCAGTGGTGGGAGCGAGTGGACTTCTCGGCAAGGTTCAATGAGTTTGTGACCGAGGTTTATAGCCAGACCGGCGGCTATGTCAGTAGTGTAGAGACTACCATCCAAGACCAGTTCGATAACAAGTTTGCCGACTTCACAGTGGAGAGTTAACCTATGAGCAGCCCAGCACTTCCGTTGACACCCATCGTAAATATCTCAGTTCTGGCGGGCCCTGCTCTGGGAACTCCGCCCACTTATAATCAGGGCCTCGTAGTGGGCCCCAGCGCCCACATCCCAAGTGTGGGTGCGAATTCTCGCGTCTTGCAGTTCAATGGTCTTGCTGCCATGCTTACCTATGGGTTTCTTATCACTGACCCGGAGTATCTGGCAGCCCAGCTGTACTTCGGTCAATCCCCAACCCCACAGTACATTTGGATCGGTCGTCAGGATCTTACGGCTCTCATCGGGGGGGTAGTAGATGCCGCCGGGAGCGGCTATGCCATCGGAGATACTTTTACGATCTCTGGAGGCACTGCGGGTAAACTAGCCATTGGTCAGGTGCTCACTCTTTCGGGAAGTGGTGTAGCCACATTCGCTATTATCAGCGGGGGCACTGGGTACACTGCGGCTGTCGGCGCAGCTACTACGGCAATCACTGGAGTAGGCGCCGGTCTCACTGTGACAACGACAGGAGATGTCGGAGAAACTCCTCTGATCGCTTTCACTGCCTGTCGCGTAGCCAATACGACATGGTATGCTGGTATGGTAACTGACGCAGTTACGGCAGACCATGAAGCGATTGCAGCCTATGTGCAAGCGGCTCAACCTGCCACGTTCTACTACTGCACCAGTTCCGATCTGGCCGTGCTGAACAATACGGCTAACAACCTTGCTGCTTTTCTAAAGGCAGCGAATTACTCTAACTGCGCTGGCATCTACTCTACAACGCAGGGAGGAACTGCTCCGAACAATATCTACGCCTGCGCCGCAGCAATGGGTCTGGAGATGGGTCTCAACACGGGACTTCCCAACAGTTACTTTACGATGTGGGGAAAGACCCTCGTTGGAGTGATCCCAGAGCCCCTAACGCAGGCGCAAGTCAATGTCATCAACGGTAATAACTTCAATGTCTATGTGGGATATGTGAACCAGTACACAATCCTGCAACCGGGTATCACCCCGGGTGGCATCTACATTGACCAGACTCTTAACCGGGCACTGCTGGAAGTCAATCTTCAGTTTGCCCTGATGAATATGCTCATCAGTGTGCCTAGCGTTCCCCAGACGGATCCGGGTGAGCAACAGTTGATTCACGTCTGCAATAACGTATGTCAGGCGGCAGTGAGTACTGGGTATCTCGCGCCCGGGACATATGAAGGAATTCAGCCCGTATTGAATCTTGAGCCAGGAGATCCATTGCCAGCGGGTTTCTTGTGTCAGGCGAATCCTTACTCTTTGCAATCCGCCTCTGACCATGCAGCCAGAAAAGCAATGCCTATCTACATTGTAATCAATGAAGCTGGAGCCGTACAAAGTCTGGTTGTGGGAGTTTTGATTAACCTCTAAGGAGAATCTATGAGCGCCATTTCGACAACGTATTCTTTTAAGGACAGTTCGGGGGCCTTAACTAACCCGGTTCTCCTTGGCTCTCCCATTGTGTTCGCTGGCGAGATTGGTATCGGAGAATTCATTATCTCGATGACCACAGATCGCACCTCCCATGATACATCTGCGGATTCTACGGTGATGCCGAGCTACATCGCCGGCGACAGTGGATCTATCGCTATTCAGGTTCAACAGACCAGCATCATTCATCAACAGCTATTGGACTTGTATAACATTCTCAAGTCAGCCGCCGATAGCGGAGATGTGTCGAATTGGGCCGCCACTACGATCAGTCTTCGCAATGTGGTTACGGGAAGCCAGCATCTCCTTCAGGGGGTCAGCTTTATGAAGATCCCAGACAAGCCTTACCAGGCACAAGGCCAGAGAATCACTTGGACGCTTCCGGCCTGTAACGTGGTAAATATCTAAAGGAAAGGGAATAACATCACATGGAAGCCACCAGAGATGTTACCATCGGCAACTACAAGTACCAGCTTACTCGATTCTCCGCTAGAGACGGGAGCTGGCTCACGGGACAATTTTTGACGAAAAACCTTCTCGCACACCTGCAAAGCCCGGATCAAGAGATTACAGAGAAAGATTTGGGTTTAGGTCTAGCCGCTACTTTTCAAGGTTTCTCGGAAGACATCTTCAATCGTATCCAGTCGAAATGCTTGGCTACGATACGCCGCTATGAAGAGGCAGGCAATACTACTGTGGCGAAACCTATAGTCATGACAGACGGACGCTGGGCAGTGAAAGACGAACCTGATCCCGTAGAGCTTCTAGCTCTCTCTGTGGCATCTCTGTCTTTTAATCTCTACTGTTTTTTCGGCCCAGGGGCACTGGAGACGTTGCGAACAGTGTTCCCGGACTTATCGAGCCTTGCGACTCCTGGATAGATCAGTATCTTCTGAGACCAGTAATTGCAGGTCACTGGCAACACAGAGACGTGGATGAGTTAACTTTCGAGATGCTGGTAGAGATTCACGAAGCTCTGGACGTTACGGCAGAAAATGAGAGGCGAATGCGAGAGGTTTTAGATGCCAGGTAGTCCAGAAACCATAAAATCATATTTGGTGGGGCTTGGTTTCTCCGTTGACTCTACCTCAGAGCGAAGGTATGAGGACGCATTGAAGCGGACAGCTGTCAGAGTAGGGCAGTTCTCTAAGACAGCCGTAAAAGACTTTACTCTTGTGGGGGGCGCTTTCATTGCTGCTGCCTCTGCTGTAGTTGCTGGGACTGTTACTTTGATGTCGAATGTCGCCAAGCAGGACTTAGGATTTCAAATTTTTGCTCGTCGTATGTGGATGGGCGCTGATGCGGCAAAGAAGATGAAGATTGCCACAGATGCCCTGGGATACTCTCTCGAAGATATTCTCTGGGGTCCCCCAGAACTGGCTGACCGTTATCGTCGGCTCATTCAGGATGAAACTGTGCTGATGAAACAACTTGGGGGCCCTGAGTTCGAGAAGAGGATGTACAATCTTCGGGAAATCGGATTTCAATTCGATAGGCTTGGGGTGAAGGTTCAGTACTTTGGGATGAGATTAGCCAGCGACCTGGTAGAGAAGCTGTTCCCCGACAACAAAGGTGGTCTTGAACACTTCTTGGAGAGACTGAATAAGTGGTTTGAAGTCAACATTCCGTTCTTCTCTTATACCATTTCCAACACTGTAGGTAAGATCGTCACCGACGTCCAGAAGGTATTTCAGGTTATCGAGAGTGGGATTGAGAAAGTAACTACCGGCGCAGATAAAACGATTAAGGATTTCGAGAAGAATCATCCTTGGCTTTATTCGATCTCAGGACTTTCGCCTAACGACAATCCGGCTAAGAGAGCCGTTGGGAATTTTATGGGATACGACGTGCAAGGAAATGATATTCGAGATACCATCGCTCAAGACGCGAGAAAACTGGGAATCCCAGAGGCATTGGCTTTCGCTATAGCCGGTAAAGAGTCAAATATGCAAGCCTACCCGCCCCCCGGTAAAAAAGGAGAAATCGGGACCTTTCAACTGATGCCCGATACGATTAAGTCACTTCGAGAACAAGGCATCATAACGGGTGATCCCTCAGATCCGTCTCAGAACATCTGGGGTGGATTAAATTGGCTTCTTCAGAAAAAAGGGGATAGAAGCTGGGAAGAAGGTATTAAACGGTATAACGGATCTGGACCGGATGCCGACAGGTACAGAGATGACGTTCTGAGGCGATGGAAAGGACCTTCAAACTCTCTACCAGCGGCAGGCACTTATAACCCGACTTCTTATGATATGGGGGGTGTGTCCATCTATATTCAGAGTCCCAATGCTACGCCAGAAGAAATTAAGAAGGCTGTACAAGAGGGGATTGATGCCCATGTCAAACTGACGGCGACTCGCAGTTATGCCCAGAGGCAGGGAGCTTACGTCTAGTGAGTACCCTGAATACAGCTTCCCAGATAGTACTAAGTGAGTTACTAGGCGGTGGTCCTTATCGACCGGCTAACTGGTCGCAACAGCCTCAGCTATATTCGATGACCTGTACTCTTCCAACGAGTATACCCCTCTCCGCAAACAACAATACTTCCACGGCTTCTACACCGCCTTCTTCATCGCCTACTACTTACTACTTCGATGCCACTCTGAGAGTAGAGCACACACAGGAAGCGGTATGTACGGAACACCCCGTGCAAGTTGGCCCTGCCATTGTGGATCATCTTTATCTGAGGCCGGCGAGAGTGGTGCTAGAAGTGGCAATGTCAGATGCTATGCAAAGTTTTCAGGCCGGGCAGTACTCAGGAAGTAAGAGTAAATCGGTGAGCGCCTACAAGACCTTCAAACAGATCCAGGCGGCGCGTGTACCGATCACTCTGACGACCAGACTTGATACCTATCAGAATATGATAATTGAAGACGTGCGAGGCACAGAGGATAATCGCACGCGACAAGGATTCAGAGGAACTCTTCATTTTCGCCAGATCATCAGCGCCTCTGTGAGTACGGCAACAACCAGCGTTCGACCCGATCAAACAGACTCAACCAACGAGGGAACAAAGGCGCCTACATCGGTACCTCCATCCTATACGCCTCTTAGCTCTATACCGTAAATGGCACAGCAACTCATCCCTCTTGATAATTCTCCCAATCAGACATGGCAAGTGACCGTGTCTATCAATGGCATAGTACAAACTTTCTTTGTTCTTTTGGATTACAATGAAATCGCCGAGTACTGGGTTATGTCGGTCTTTGACAGTAATCAGAACCCGCTTCTCAATGATGTTCCACTGGTTACTGGGTTGAATCTTCTTCGGCAGTATCAGTATCTTGGGATAGGAAGTCTCTATCTTCTCAATGTAAGTTCCTCTACAAATCCAGTTACCAGTGAAGTAGACTATCCCGATAACACGAATCTCGGAACAACCTATCAGATGATCTGGTCGGACAACACGGTACTTCCTGTAGCCGCATGAACACTAACACAAATCCTCTCTTTGGTCGACGCTATCAGCTACAGGTGAAAGCTCCGCCACAGAATGGTAATCAGACAGTTATCACAATCACAGACTCAGCTTGGGAGCCTGAGGCTCTAAGAATTACTTTTGACATACAGCAAGTCTGGTGGCATATTTTTTGGGTAGCAACGATCTGCATTTATAATCCGAACGAACAGCTGGCGAATTTTCTTCTCACACAAGGACAGAATAGCACTTCTAATCCTTCGGCTAATTCAAGCGGGCAAGCTGTGCCGATGCAGCAGGGGATGGAAGTAATTTTAACCGCCGGGTATCAATCTCCGGGTCACTCCGGCGTTATCTGGGATGGTTATGTATTGCAACCAATGTTCGAGCGAGAGAACCAGACTGATTTTAAGGTGACTTTGAACTGCATCATCGGCCTTAATCAAGATTCCAGAAACACAATCGGGACCACTATCGGTAGCGGGGTCTATGCAGCCGGGATTCAACAGCAGGAGATTGTAGCTGCCATTGCCTCTAAGGCATATCATCCCATCAGTACGACGGGAACTAGTATTCCTTCTTCTCTGACTAAGACCCTTCCGAGAGGCAAAGTCGTATTTGGTCGTCCCAGTAAGTATCTCTCTGAGATTGCGCGGGATAATAACATGAGGTCTTGGTTAGATGCAAAAGGGGTATTTAATATGGTGGATCTCAATAAGAGCATCCCCACCACAGCCCTGGTCTACACGCCAACTACGGGGGTTGTGGGAACTCCCGTGCAAACTCAGTTTGGAGCAAATGTTCGACTTCTTCTGGATCCTCGTGTGACTGTAAAAAATCCCCCGATGGCCATCCAGATCAATAACGCCATCATTCGACAGTTACAAAAGCAGGTTGGAGACCTGCCTAGCAGTCTCAGCATCCTCAGTCAAGACGGCGTGTATGTGGTAATTGGCACTCGCTATCTGGGAGATACTCGGGGACAAGAATGGTACACAGATGTGACCGGCTGGCTTACTGCTGCTGAAAAACTTGCCGCCATTGAAGCGGCCTTCGGGGTTCAACTGCATTCGTGAATACACCAGGGACACAGCCAAGCTATGTCAACCTCCCGACTCTGCTGGGAGACCCGGAGATCGCCCATCAGGAATCTCTCTATCAGTTGATCCATGAGTTACGTGTAGCTATTCCGGTTGTAGTGGTGAGCTTTGATGCCGTACATCAGACAGTTACGGTACAGCCGGCAATTCAGGAAAATGTATTTCTCAATTTAGTTCCTACGCCTGTGAATCTCCCTCAACTCATCAACGTGCCCGTGTGTCCTCCTCGAGGGGGGGGATTCTCTATCACTTTTCCATTTGCAGCCGGAGATGAGGGTTTTGTCGTATTTCAGGATATGTGTTACGACGCCTGGTGGCAATCTGGAGGTACAGAGAATAATCAGGTAGAGCGCCGCCGCCACGACTTGTCGGACGCCATGTTTATTCCGGGCGGGTGGTCTCAGCCACGAATTTTAAACAACTACTCCACTACGGGGCTACAGCTGCGATCAGACGGGGGTAATACAGTCATAGAGATAGATACAGGACAAGTTACTGTTACTCCCGATGGCGGCACTACGCAGATTAAGATTGCCCCGGGGGAGATTGATCTCACGGCTACATTAGTAAAGATCAACGGTACAAATTTCCACTCCCATATACATTCTGGAGTAACTACGGGAGCGGGAGTTACAGGTCCGGTGACGCCTTGAGTACTTCGATTATCACCTATCGCCAGTTAGGTCCTAATAACGATCCATACTGGGGTCAGGGTCAATCGAATTATCTCTCGAATCTTCAGGCAGTAGAGCAGGCAATTTATACTCGCCTGCTATTGTTTCAAAGCGAGTGGTGGGCAAACACCTCGGATGGTCTTCAGTTGTGGCAAAGTATCTTGGGGAATGGCGCAAGCGCCAGAGCACAGCAACAGATGGAGATAATCATCAGTGAGAGAATTTCTGGAACTCCGTATGTGACGAGTCTTAGTGGCGTGAGTATTTCCTTTAATTCGACTACTCGAACTCTCACGTACACAGCTACGGTACAAACGCCGTTTGGTCAAGTGACAGTTACCTACGTACCGACGCCCCCATCTGGAGCGCTCTCTTAAATGGCTTACTCTGCTCCAACAGTCGGTCCCTCCGGTCTGACGATAAATTCCTACCAGGATATTCTGGCCTATTATCTAGCCGGATTCCAGTCGATCTACGGAAATACCGTATATCTCGGGAATGACTCAGCGGATTATCAGCTGATGTCACTTGTGGCTCTTGCGGCGGCTGACTGTAATTCTGCCTTGCAGTTAGCTTATAACGAGCAATCTCCCGCGACAGCTGTAGGTGCGGGGCTCGATCTCATAGTAGCTATCAATGGACTACAGAGAAAGACCGCTAGCTACTCTACCTGTACTGTGACTCTTACTGGTACAGCGGGCACAGTGATTGCCAACGGGGTCATTAGCGATATCAACGGAAACCTGTGGAATCTTCCTTCTTCGGTAACTATCGGGGGAGGTGGAACGGCTAGTGCTGTAGCTACGTCACAGCAAGTTGGTTCTATCAATATCACAGCCCCTAATCAGTTGGTAAATATTGTCACCCCACAGGCCGGCTGGGTCTCTGTGAATAACGGTTCAAATGTAGCCGTGCTCGGTCAACCTATCGAGACAGATGGACAACTTCGAGCGAGACAGGCAATCAGCACGGAGCTTCCCAGCGTTGATCTAGCTGCCGGGACTATTGCCGCTATTCTCGCAGTTCCAGGGGTTACTCGAATCAATAACGGCTCGACTCTTTCATCATCGGGTACTACAAGTTTTGAGAACTTCACGGGTTCTACCGACAGCTTTGGTAATCCCGCTCACTCTATATCACCAGTGGTACAGGGGGGTTCCGCATTAGCCATAGCTACCGCGATCTATAACAACAGAGGCCTTGGTGTATTAACGAATGGCAGCACCGGCGGAACTCTTGTCTCTACCCCAATTACTGACCCACTGAGCGGCATTACGATTAATATCAATTTCGCCACTCCCACCATGCAGATAATCTATGTCAGCATGGAAGTTCATGTTTTAGCAGGAGGAACTTTTGCAGTTCTTCAGCCTCTCATTCAGGCCGCTGTAGCGGCTTATCTGAATAATCTTCCCCTGGGGTCAGTAGTTAGTTTTGGTGAATTGGTAAGTGCTGCGAACAGTCAGAATCCAGTAGGTGCTGCCCCTATCTACTCAGTTCGCGCAGCCAGCTTCTTTTTCGGTACATCGGCTAGTCCCAGCACTAATACTGATATCACTCTGAATTTCTATCAGGCGGCACAAGGGGTAGCTGCCGATGTGGTAATTACTTCCGTATGAGTGGACCTATACAACCGAGTCTTACTTATTATCTGGGCTTATTTACCAGCGAATATCAGAACTCTGCTAATCTCAAGGCGTTTGCTACTCGCTTGATTCAGCCCTTTCTAGATGCAACAGCTTGCGCTGACTCGATTAGCGAGGCCTTCAATCTAGATACTGCCGTAGGAGTTCAATTAGATGCTCTGGGAACTGTGATAGGCATTAGTCGAACTTTGCCGTTTACACCACTAGGCGTGAATGCTCTGACTACTGAAGCAGTAAGCGCTACTGGTAGCCAGACGGTCACTGTAAATAACACCCTATATATGCAGATCGGTGTAGCACAATCGATAGACTCAGGAGCTAATCAGGAGAATGTAACTCCCACAGCGATTGTACAGGGAGTATCGTTTACGGCGGTCTTCACCAAGACTCACCTTACGAATGTAGCCGTCACAACTGTAGATCCCAGTGCTGTGCTAGGTGACAGTGATTACCGCACTCTTCTGATGGCCCGAATTATCTTCAATCAGTTCAACGGACAGTACATGGGGTCTCTGAGTATTCTGTGGAACGCTTGGCAAGTACTCTATCCTGGAGCTTACATCTTTATTACCGACAATCAGAATATGACTGCCACACTCTTCTTGGTTGGAGCATTTACTCCGACCCAACAGCAGATGATTACCAATGGCTTAATAGTCCCGAGACCTCAAGCCGTGCAATTTATCTATGACTTCGCTACTTTGCCCTTGTTTGGCTTCGATAACTTGAACCCCACATTTGTAGAAGGATTCGATCTCGGTATGTGGAATTAAAGGAGTAAAATGCCCTCTACAAATTTCATTCAAGTTAATCCAAATGCAAATAATCAGGAAACGGATTCTGCCTACTCTTCTGATAGCCAACGCTCGGGCGGGATGGTGTCTGGCGTCTTCGCCTCTATTCTAGCCAATAAAATTTTTTATCAGAGTTCCACGTTCATTACGGCATTCGCTAATTTTCTCGTGGCAAAAGGCTATTCTCCCAACGATGGCAGCGCCTCACCAAGCACGGCACTAGCGAATCTGCAAACGGTATTTGCTAATCTCATCACTAGTGCCGATCTCACGACTGCTCTTGCTGGGCTGGTTTCGGCTGTCAGCATCGGCTCTGAGTCAGGGTACATAAAATTTGGCTCTACGTTCGGCGGCTTGACTATTCAGTGGGGCGTAGCGCCCGATATTACGATGGGGACCACATCCACCGTAACATTTTCACATGCTTTCTCAACCAACAACCCTGTAGTAATAGCTACGTCGGATACACCATATGCTGGCATCTCACTTAATGCGATTGGTAAAACATCCTTTAATTATACGACGAGCAGTTCGGCGTCCAGCCCTCCGGTCACCGGGGGAGCGTACTGGCTTGCCATAGGAAATTGACATGAAAAAACTAGCACTACTTCTTTTCCTCTGCTCTCTTGCTTCAGCGCAGAACTTCATGACCGTTGTGGCCTCTCATACGATGGGGGGAGGCAATCATCTTTTACCTTCTGGGAACCTGATCTTTACTGCTACAGACAACTCGGGAAATCCTATAAGCTATCAAGTTGGCGGCGGTGGACAGATGATCTCTTTTCCGATCACCTGCCCAATAGTTAACGGAACAGTTAGTGCCCCTTGTCAGGTAGCAAATGTCTCCGTGAGTAATCCAGAGAACTTCTGCTATTCCGTAACTATCACAAACGCCTTCAATCAATTAGTTCTTGGTGGCCCTCAGTCCGGCTACCAGTGCGTGCAGCCGCAGACCAGCAACTTTTGGTGCTCCGCCGGGACCTGCAACTTCGACCAGTTCGTGCCGAACTTGCCCAACGCGCTCCTGATGCTGATGCCACCGCCCAAGAGCGCCAGCTTGGGGGGCGTGTACGCGCTGGCCTGCCCCACGAACCAGGTGGTGATAGGAATATTGAGCACCGGCTACCCGAGCTGCGGGGCCGGGGGAGGGTCCGCCGGGGGCCTGAATACTAATATCCAGTTCAACAATGCAGGAGCGTTTGGAGGCAGTTCCAATCTCACGTGGAACAACAGCACCAGTCAGTTGACCGTGAACGGGCTGACCACCATCGGGAATGCACTGTACTCCGGGCTGAATCCAGACAGCCAAGTCTCGCAGGGCAACAACACGGCGATCACCCAAAGCATCGGGTCTACCAATCCCCTATTGCAAAGTGGATTCACTACATATTGGGAAGGCGACCTGCATCAAGGCGCTTCCGATTATCAAGGAATTCAGGTAATCGCAAGCGCATTGATGGACTCTAGTAGCGGTAGTAATAGCCATGTAGTTGCGGGTTCGTTTTTTGCGTTTGCTGGCAGTCCGTTAGGTTCTCCCGCCATCCTTGACAACCTTCAAGGCGTTCGAGTGAACGTTGATATAAATACTCCAGTACTGAATGTAGTAGCTTTTACTTCTCATTCTCCGGTGTTTGACGCGGCCACCGCAAATTACTATGGATTCTTTCAAGACTCTCCTAGTACTAGCACGGCCAACTTAGGGACATGGACCAGCGGGTCTTTTGATTTCAACCTCGGCCAAATTCCGGCGGTTACGACGGCGACGGGAATTAGCGCGGTAAACATCAACGACAGCACAGTTACCAACAGTTTCGGTGGACTCTTCGGCGGAAAGTCAGCCTCCATCGTAGCCAACAGCAACACTGTTCAGGGAAGTTTCATCGGGCACGCGAATCTGTCGGTAGCAACGCCGCCCATCGGCTCCTTGCAAGATGGCTGGTACAGCGGAACGGGGTCGCCCAACGGGCAGGTAACCGCCGTCGTGTCGTCTATATACTCACAGCGGGATGGAGGCCCCGGCACCGCCCTTTGGGTGAAGGAGTCGGGATCGGGAAACACTGGGTGGGTTGCTCACGGCCCCGTCCTATTTTCTACGCTAGCGGCTTGCAGCTCTGGAATAGAGGGCCGCCAAGCCACGGTGACGGACTCTACAACCAATACGTGGGGAGCTACGATTACAGGCCTCGGCTCAAATCATGTGCTGGCGTATTGCGACGGGACTAGCTGGACCGTCGCCGCGAAATAAAAATAAAAAGGGGAACTATGAAAATCACAACCAACATGCTTATTCAAATCTGCGGTGTCGTTATAGCCGTGGGTAATCGCGGCGGGGTGCACAGTGAGCGGTACCACGGTAACAGTCACGGCGGCCTCGGCAAATTCCCTGAAGTGGGCCGCCATGCTATTTGGAGACCCGAATTGAGCCTTTAAGAAAGGAAAGATTACCTATATGGAACCAAACATCGTATTTAGCCAGTTAACCGGGGGGGCGGCCTGCGCCTACTTACTCCTGCTGCTGCAAAAATGGTCGAAGTTACCCTGGATCACTGCTCACACCACCTGGATAAACTTCCTAGTGCGGGTGGTATTCAGCCTAGCCACCAATCTAGGCATTCAGGCGGTGTGGGCCTCCAACGTTTCTACCCCAGGCGGCCACGTGCTCACCGTTACCGTGCCTCCGGTGATAGAAATTCTACACTTCGCCTGGGTGTGGTTCGGGCAGTACGCAATGCAGCACGGGTGGCTTAACCTGTTCACCATGCGCCCGGTGACGCCGCCGCTAGTAAGCGAGGGAAAGTAAGGGGGGAGGCAAGGGAAGATGGGAAGGCTAGGAAGGTAAGGTCAATAAACTTTGGTATTGGGGAAAAGGGGGCCGTGATGCAGATAGACCCGACGTGGCACCAGGGGGACTTAGTAACCCTGGGCGTACTAGTGGTATCGATTGCCGGTTACCTATTGAGCCGCGGTGCCGACAACCGGAGCCGTCAGGAGGCCCGCGATCTTCAAACGGCACGCCATATCGAAAATACCGAGACCTTGAAGCACCTGATGGAGTTCAAGCGCATACAGGAAGACGCCAACCGGGCGCGGGATGCCGTGGCCGATAACCTAGCCGTAATGGCAGGGGCGACGGTGGAAAGTATGAAGGGATTCAACCGCCGCCTGGAATTGATGGAGAATGAGATGCGGGATAGCCGCAAAGGGCGTGGACCAGACAGACTTTAGTGCTAACCTTTAACTTACAGGAGGAAATTAACAATGCTTTCAATCATTCTGCTGGTATTCGCGTTCGTGTTAGCCTGTTTAGCCTCGCGCAATATCGGTGCACCGAGCTGGTCGCTGGGCTGGGCCGCGCTGGCCTGCTTCTTCCTGAGCCTGCTTCTAGGGAACGCGGGGTTGGCGTCACATTTTAGATAGGAGCGCCGATTACGACCTATGAGTTCTTTAACCGCATCCTTAGTAGTTTCCGCTTTTGGAATAGCCCTCGCTGGCCTCTTAGCGCTGGGGGTATTCATCGTACAGTCTCTCAGTAAACAAGCGGCGGCAATCGCAAAGCTGGAAACGCAGATGAGTCCGCTGTGGTCGCGGGTGCAGGCCAGAATTTCCAGCGATTTACACCATCCCCACCCGCGCTACTTCGAGATGGACAGATTGCTAGAGAAATTGGAGGCGCTCACAATCACAATGGAGGAGCGCCAACGGTTGAAGGTGCTGTTGCTGGAGCGATCGACAGACACGCACGTAGACATTACGGATGCCCAGCGGAAGTCGGCAAAGGCCATGATCCCGATTATGGATATGGTGCTGCTTGAAGCAAAAGGCGGGGAGCCGTGACCCGGCGCAAGTACCCGCTGCCATCAAAGGTGCGTCTTGAGCCTAGGACTCGCGCAGAGATTGCGGAGGAGATTGATCACCTCCAATCGCATCGGGCAGGAAGCACGGCCAAGATTCAGGGCTGGATCGATACGCGCATCGCAGAGTTAAAAGAGAGGCTAGGTAAACTATGAGCTTCACCGACGATCTTCTCGAATATAACGATGGTTGGCAGGTGAGGGTCGGCCCCGGCATTGGCGGCCCGGTGCCGTTCGTGGCTCCAACTTTAGCTACAGTCGCCTCAGCGTCCGACGCGAACCCCTACATGACGGTCTCAATCGCGGGCAAGGGCTACACCGACATGATGGCCGCGCTCCAGCGCCCTTGGCAGCAGGAATTCGTTGAGAACCCGGCCAAGGTTGAATTGACATTGGACTTCATGGTGAATACGGACACGCCGTCCTTCAATACTCTGCAAGCTTTGGAATCAGACTTCCGCATCTGTGACCCTGCTGGCTACAATTACAATGGCAGTTTCCAGATCAACTATAAAGAGGAAGGTCAGATCCAAGTTTACGGCGTTGCTCCAAATCCGGCATGGGTCAACACCGGACTGAATCCTGGCAGGTACTCTCCAAGCGTGGACCATCACGTTAGGATCAGGTACGTAGTAAACACTGTCGCCCACACGATGTCAACCCCGTGGTGCGAGATCGACGGCAAGCGATATGTGACTCCGGCAAGACTGTTGAATGTTTCAGGCGATCTGCTGAAATGGACGCCGGGGCTGTACTTGCAGCTTCAACTCGACCTAGCATTTGCCGGTGGGTCGTCTACGGTCAAGTTCAAGAATATCAAGTGTGTGTGGGAGTAAAAGTATTGGACGCCATCTCTAAACAACGATTGCTATCCGTCTGTCCCGCCCTCGCTAACAAGATTTACGTCTTGGCTACGACTCTGCCGGATGTTAATCTTCGCGTAACGCAGGGATTGCGGCCGTGGTCTGAGCAGGCAGCACTATACGCTCAAGGTCGCACTACTCCAGGAGCAATCGTTACAAACGCTCCCGCTGGCTACTCTTGGCATGAGTTTGGGCTTGCCGTAGACGTTGTTCCAATGAATCAAATTCCGCCCCAACCAGATTGGAACCTCTCGCACCCAATATGGCAACAGGTAGTTTCGTGTGGTGAGATATTAGGTCTCTTTTCTGGCAGCGAGTTTCACTCAATCAAGGACTGGCCGCATTTACAGTTAACAGGTACATTTCCCGAAAGCCCGACGGATGAGGTGCGACAGTTATTTCAACAAGCCGGAATGGAAGCAGTTTGGAAAGAAGCAGGTCTAATCTGAAAAGGAGAATCACAATGAAATTCAATCGCCCCGTATTCTTGAAAGTAATCGGAGTTTTCGCCGTTCTCGATCTCTGTCTACTCATGTCGGGTTGCGGAGATTGGGAATCACAGGCGTCCAGCATCATCTCTCTGCTTGGCCCGGCATTGCAGGCGCTCGTAGCTATCCTGGCGGCTTTCGGCGTTGGCATTTCTGCGTCAGTAATGACCGCCTTCAACTCGTGGGCACAGCAGACACAGACTGCCTTGCTAACTATCAAGGGTTTAATCGCTCAGTATAAAGTAGCGGCTACTACAGCACAGCCGGGTATCCTGAATGAGATTCAGACGGCAATGCAGGTTATCACGGATAATCTCTCGACAATTCTACCAGAATTGCATATAACGGACCCATCTAGTCAAGCCAAAGTAACTGCGGCACTAGCCGCCGTGTCAGCGTTTATTGTCTCACTGATTACGCTGATTCCAGCAGTATCCGCAGCTAAAGATGTTAAGGCGGAGAAAGACTTGGCTGATAAGGCTATGACTTCTGCCAAAACATTCCGTTCAAACTTCAATTCAGCCGTGAGCTACTTCGGTAAGCAATACGAGATTTAAAACTTCTCTCCTGCCTGAAGCCTTGGGCTTCCTCGTAACTGGGGTGGCCCTTTTTTATTTGATGAATTTCATCTCTAGCCATCTGACGATATAGTCTACGATTGAGTCAGCGAAGCGAAGATCCCCCGCTTGGCTCTTTGTAACACCTGACGGCTGAAATTTTACATGCTTAAACTTCGACACTAGAGTCTCTAATGGAATGCCACACTGAAGCGCTAGGCTAAATAAAAGCGCAAAGCAGTCAGCCATCCCATGCTCAAGACTTCCAACCTTATGCAGCTTCAGGAATATCTCTCCGGGTAAGCCGTCGGGATAAAGACCCACAGTGATATATCCCTCGGTCTCATCAATCTGAAACTTGTGGACTCTTGATTCTCGATTATCTGGGAGTTTCCATCGACGAGGTGCTGGTCGAATTCTTACGGCATCTGTGCGAATTTCTGGTTCTTTCTTGACGATCTCAGGTCGCATCTTTGCTGTAGCAAGCAAGATATCGCGCAGAGCATTAGCGCCCCGGCACGCATTAGGATCTACGCTGGCGCCTCCACAGAGAATATTGCACGCTGTCTTGATATCAAGTACGGTCACTGTTGCTTCGTCTGGAACGGCCACGTTTAATCCCCTCTCTTACTGCGTCAACCGCCTCTTCCCTTGAAGTTACGATGGCAAAGTAACCCCCAGCTCTCTCTAGAAGTCTTCCCTCATTCAACTGCGCTGGTGTGGCTTTACCATTCGGGATCTTCACTTCAAGGCCGATGAAGAATCCCTCGAAGCAACAGAGATAGTCCATAATCCCCACGTGTTGAAATCTATTGCCGTGAATTTTTCTGATCCATGCCTTGGGCCAGAGACGCTGTAACTCGTCTCGGATTTTGAGTCGTAACCTCGTCTCTGGCCCTCGCATGACGGTCTCCTCTCTTATCTCTTTTAGGAAAACAAGTCCTCTTCGTCGGATTCCTCTGCCGGTTCTTCTTTCTTTGCCCCTTTCTTAGCCACCTTCTTCACCGGCTTTTCTTCGACTTCTTCCTCAGCTTCTTCTGTCGCCTCTTCCTCAACCGCCTCTTCCAGTTCTGAGCCGGTTTCGGAAGTATTACCCAAATCTTCCATCGGGAAGAATGCGGTGATGACGGACTTCTTCCTTCCCTCATATTCATCATCGATCACAGTACCAGCGCATTCAAGACCGACGAGTTTATCCAAGTCGATTTTCAGAGCCTTGGCTGCGACCTGCTTCCCGCAGGCTTCGAGAAGATTACGGAAGTTCCACAAAGCCTGTGTCTGAAGTGAACAGGAGTGAGCCAGGACTTTCTTGAGTCCTTTCTTATCTCCTGAGATCACCTCGAAGTTAAGGGCAAGATAGTTCTTACCAGATTCCTCGCCCTTCTTTCCTTTAACGTCTTTAATGCGTAGACCGTAGTCGCCTTCGGGAATTCGTACTCTTCCTCCCCCAGACTCGACCCCGGTGAAATCAACGGTAATCATGCGTGGCATTTTTCTTTCTCCTTTGGTTTCTTGATCCATGAGTTATGCGTCTTTCGACCGCAGTTTGGGCATTGTCCTTTTCGCTTGGGCTTAGCCATAGTTATTTTTGGATTGCTTCTACAATCCTTTTCCTTATTGCCGCATACGCTGGATAAATAGGCCCATTCATAGGTGGCAACGTCAGAACTTTAGGGAACACCGGGGGATCGGCTCGATCTTTCGCCTCCTGTGTACTGGAGAGAATGAAGCTCAACTTTCTCTTCTCATCCTCCAGATACATGCGACCAATCCAATCAACAGAGCCGGAGATAAATTCTCTCACACCTGGATTAACACTGGGGGAGTAGAAAGTCACGTCACCATCTCCCTCATCATTGGTGCGCCTCCTCTCCTGTGCTAGATAGATCACATCTTTGGGAAAGTTCTTAGTCTCGGAGACACACTCAATCACCTTTGACCCAACCATGCCCCATTTGCGGCGATTCATGTCACCTCTTTTTCCCTTTACTTCTTTAATTGCCATCGCGGTGAGACCAGTCAGAGAGTCAGCGACTAACAAGTCAAACTGCTCCGCACGGCGATTCACAGAGTCCATAACGTCCAGATAATGCAATGTGCTCTTGATCTTCACGATCTTTAACTTTTGGACTCCTTTTAGAGTCACCACACCAGAGTCGCCACAGTCTAACAGAACAGTGCGAAGTCCGGTGCGTCCGGCAAAAGTAGTTTTACCAACACCGTTAAATGAATATAAGACGAGGTGAAGAAAGAAATCCTTGAAGTATTCATCATAACTGGAAAAGTGGATGTCGGGCATTTTAATCGCCTGCTTTCTTGATGTGGGTCACGAAGTCCTTCTTGATGATCGTATTACGGTCGGGTGTTCCCAGCATGTCGGCCATGCACAAGGTGCGATAATCGCAAAACCACTTACAGTCTCTCCCCCAGTTTCTTGTGGGTCGTTTGATGTCTCGCGCTTGAAGTGCCCGAGCAACCCAGTCGCGCACAAACATTTCACCGACACGCAAGTTAACACTGTTAGTTACCCTTGTCAACGTGAGTGTTTCTGGGAGAGTCTTGAGAAAGTTCTCCAGACCAATAAGTTCTTCGCCGCCTTTAGGATGAATGCCAGCTTCCTTCAAAGCCTTGAGATAAGTGCGTTGATCCGTCTTTATTTCCCGCTTCGACAGATCACCATTCTTCAAAATTTTGGGAGAGGGAACCTTCTCTGTGCGGATGTAATCCCACACGATGCGAGTTACATGAATCGGCTGAGGCAACTTCGTCAGAAGATAAGCGTAACTGTGTGGCTGTGGCGCAAGCATTCTCTCTTCGCCTTCTGGGATATCTCCCTTATTCTTGTTCTCGAACAGCGCAATAACCTTGCCTTTCTGAGCGATGTAATCAGCCTTAAAGCGAATCGGAAAGCCGTACTTCGTCGGAATCTCGAAGGCTTGCTCGATAAAGAGAGGCTTCCACAGAAGATCCTCGGCGCCCCAGTGCTCGACGTAGTGTTCCATCAAATCGTGTACGATCTTCGGCGTCATACCTTTCTCTTCGTAACCTTCCTTCTCTTCATCGAAGAGAGGCTTCCATTCTTTCTTCTCCCAGATACGCAGCCGCTTCTCCCAGTCACCTTTACGGCGATAGGTTTCGATGAGAGTATGAAGTACAGACCCCATGAAGAGACCTTTACTCTTAATCCTCTTCTGGAGTTTCTCATCGTATCTATAGGAGTACTGTTGCTGGCAATGAACCAGCTTCTTATCCGAAGAGAATGAAACGCCTGTGACTTTCATTGAAACCTCTCTAGATAGAGGGCAGCTTTGCGAAGTAAATTTGAATCATCTTCAAACCAACCTAATCCGCGATTACAGTTACAGCAAATAAGACCCCTAAATTTTTTAGTTTTATGGCAGTGATCTATGTGAAGGCGTCGAGTTTGAGGACTAGACCCAGAGGGTTTTTTCTGACATATGCGACATCTCCCCCGTTGCTTCTTTAATATATTATTAAATTCGGCCATCGTTATGCCATAGCTTCTCATTATATGGGCTTGTCTGTAGCTTTTATATGTGAGGTTAGGAAGTTTTCTGGGAGGTAATTCCATTTTATAAATTCTCTGCTTTATAGCGGGAAGGGAGCAAAAGAACTTTTCGGCAATTTCATTTAATGGGACTCCTGAGAGATACATCTTTTTTATTTTCTTTTTATCCATCTCAGGTAATCTTCTATTTCGTAATCTAATTCCCTGTTCCCTCAACCTTCTTAATATGACATAATATCTTACCCCTAAAATTTTACCTATTTCCTGGGCACTTTTTCCTTGCACTTCATAGAGATCCCGTAGGTCTGGGATACCTTCAATTCTCTTGTTCATATCTCAGTGCCTTTCCAACAATCGGAGTATGCTGTTACATCCATCTCAATGGGTACTCTAAATGTAAACCCAAAAAAATTCCTTGTCAAATAATCTAGATTATGAGTCACATTTTTAATAGCAGCCTTTAATTCGGAAACATATAATCTATGACATTCAAAAATTTGTGAATCATGAGCGGAGGCAACCATCATTACTTTACTTTCATCTAACTTTCCATCATATTTCAAAGAGGGAGATAGAAGTAAAGCCGAGATAAAGAGATTAAGATCGGAAGCGGCAGATTGAATGGGGGAATTAACAGCTTGTCTGATAGCCTCCTGACGGACCCATTCTTCTTGATTATTACCCGTAGTAAAAAAACCTTCACCTCCACACAGGAAGCAGTTCTCATCTTCACCGTGGCAATCGTTGCATTCTTCCGTAATTGGGTGCATCGCCTGTGGCAGATGTCTACGACGACCAAAAACTGAATCCATCCAACCATTATCCGTAACAAAAGCCTCAACTCTTCGATGCCATGGAAGAAGTCCCGAGTATTTCTTGAAGAACTTTTTCTGGTAGTCCTTACCCTCTTTCTCCGTCAATTTAAGGTCAAATTTTTCCAGGGCATACATAATGAATTTCCGCCAGGACATTTTGTACACGTAACCAAAATTGACGACCTTGGCCCTCTTACGAACTTCTTTTGTGATCTCTCCAGTTGCCAAATCAGTTGCAGTTTGATAATGAATATCACCTTCGGGCGTATTAGAAGGATGCTGAAAAATCTCACACATCGTTGGATCACCGCTCGCATGAGCCACTAGGCGAAGTTCAACCTGAGAGAGATCGCCCTCAACAATACACCAGTCAGGGTTTCGAGGCGTAACAAGATTGCGGATAAATACATCACGAGGACACTGATGAATTGTGGCGCCAAGTTTTTTCTCATACCTCTTATCTTTTACAGCCGTAGAATTAAGACGTCCAGTATCGGTATCTGTGAAGCCGTAGAGGAACCTAAGAATGGGTCCTTTGCGGATCCACGGCTCTAGATAAGTCGTTCTCTTCTTATTCCAACCTCGATAATCCCAAATTAAGTCCGTGACGGGATGTTGTCCTCGTAGGCGAATTAGGGCCGCTTCCGAAGTCGATAGAGCGCCTTTCTTTGTTTTTACAGGACAGGGTAATTTCAACTGATCGTAAAGCAATTTCGACATCTGCTTTGGAGAGCCTATATTCACTTCTCGGCCCGCTATCTCATTGATCTCAGCATTGATGCGACTCTCCTCTGCCTCGCATTTCTTCAGTTTTTTCTTGGCTTGTTTCAAATCAATGTGCACGCCATTACAGATTACCTTCGTGAACACTTCTTCCGCGGGTAAGAGGATGTAGCGCAGCAATCGTGCAACCTTCGGATTTCGTTTAAGAAAAGGCAAGTCACGCTCTCGATAGAGTCTGAGTCCGTACACAGAGTCTCGGGCGTTGTAAGGCAAAAGGGTTTCATAATTCGGATTCTCCCAGTTTTGCTCCGTCTCCGACCAAGGCTCTACACCCAGACATTTGATCGCCTGATACTTCAAGCCGGTATTATCTGTCTCGTCCATCACAAATGCGCCGAGCTTAGTATCGTGATAAATTCGAGGTAATATACCCAGATGATGCAAGAACCAGGTTCCCTCGAAGGTACCCCGCTGGACCATAATGGGATGCTTTGTTAAGAGTTCTTTCGTAAGGAGGATATTCTCGTTCTCCATCTTAACGGCAGCAACTCGACCAGGGATTCTCGCCACTGAGATAGAATGTATTTTCGCGTCTGCCTTGAACGGATTAAGGCCGTTTGTTTCGATATCCACATAGAGTGGAGTGCCGTCGGGAGATTCTTTAACCAGCCGAAGATTCTTCTCATAAACAAAGTCATCCTTAGGAGGTTGTAGTGTTCGCTTGAAGAGGAGAAGATTCTCGCGGAACTTCTCCTGAGCGAAGAGAAAGTCCTTGTGATTCACATCTTTCAGCCTTACTACGGCAGAGGGATGACGCGAGGGAACACACGTCATGTTATCCAGAGTAAACGTAGATCCTTCGAGTTTGGTGACGGCAGACTTTCTACCAAGGGCCCAGGTACATGCCACGTTGCCTAGCAATAGGATTACTTTAGGTTTCACGGCATCCAACTGTGGACGCAAGTAGAGAGAGGAGCATATCTTTGCCTCTTTACTTGTGGGAGTTCTATTCGCTGGCGGGCGACATGCAACTACGTTGGCGATGTACAATTCTCGCGGATCGAGACCGATCTCTTTCAGAGTCTTGCGGAGAAATATACCCGACTTCCCGCTGAAGACGATCTCCGACTCGTCTTCTGTGTAGCCTGGCGCTTCGCCCAGAATCATCCCAGAACAGGGAGTAGGGCCATCTCCCAGAAGGCATACCGTTTTGACATCCTTATGCAGAGAGCATTGGACGCAATCGGCAACCCTCACAGATTGCCAGACTTTCAGATCGCTTTGAGGGTGATGGTTCACTCGTAAATCTCCGTCAATTCGAGACGAATTGCCTTACGTGGACTAATCTCGTGTCTCAGTCCCATTGCCATCGGGATGAGCCATGTAAGGTTTGGTATGGCATTGTGCACATTCACCGAGTGCGGATTTATCCAGTGCAAATGCTCGTCTGTGGTAGTTCTAGCCTGTCTCAGATACTCCCATTTACCTTCGAGGTAAAAGAAGTGAACACAGCCGTAGTTTACATTCAACTTGGCGAAGTAATTCCACCCGACTGTGACAAGACCGGTTTCCTCATCGAACTCGCGGGCCATTGCGCCCTGAGCGCTTTCGCCAAATTCGACGTGACCGCCTACGCCATTAAGTCTACCAGCTTGCCAGACGGGTCGCTTCTTTTCGATGAGAAGGACCTGATCCTGTGCGAAAGCGAAGCCGCAAACGTATTCGTAGAATTCTTTGGTCATAGAGGCTCATTTCCTTCATTCTTATAAAACGGAATAATGATCGTCTTTTCGATTCCCGCTGACTTTGCCAGTTTCTCGCAAGCGGGGCAAATGCCGAGATCGCCCCCCGTAATCCACCCGTACACATAAATCGTGGCGCCTTTGGTTGAGACGCCCTCTTTTGCGGCCCACGCAATCGCATTTGCCTCTGCATGTGTGGTTCTAACGCAGTGGCCGTTAACCATGTCGCAACCAACTTCTAGGCAATGCGGTTCGCCAGGCGGACTCCCGTTGTAGCCTGTGGAGATGATGCGCCCGTCACGCACGATGAGGCACCCGACTTTGGCGCGATTACACGTTCCGAGATAAGACATGAGCTTCGTAATCTGGTGAAGAGTCTCCTGTTTAAGTACCTGACGGGAGACGCCAGATTGCTTATCCCTGTCTTTTCTCTTTTCCCACTCGTCTGTACGATCTACGGGAAAGCCAAACTCTTCCATACTCATATTACCCTTTCCTTATAACTGCTGGAAAATCGCTTACGTCTCGATTGCTGTTTACCGTAACAGGAAGCCACGCGAGATGCTCTGGCGACCAATACTTATCGCCTGCGAGAACTTTCCCGCTAGAGACTAAATGCCAGCCTTCGAGAATGAGTTTATTGTCCATAGACCTAAAAAACAGAACTCACATCCCGGGTAAAACAGTGCAAAGATCCTACACTGTGATAAAACGCCCCGACTTTCACCCCGAGTTCATTTGCCACGTGATGCTGTAGTTTGGAACTCAGGTACAGGTCATTGGCGAGATGCTCGAAATAATCCGAGCTTCTTAGCTGATATTGCATATCGAGTTTTTCTTGTCGGAAGAGAAAGTGGTAGCCAATAGTGCAAGGAAATCGCTTGTCAAACGAGTCAGCGTGATCTTCTAATCCCAACACAGGTAGGAATGCACGTCGAGTAAAGATGTCTTTACGCAGGGCATTGATGACATGATCGAGATTCAGGGTATATCTCTGAGGATAAGAGTAGTCGAATCTGCCCCAGCGATTTAAGAACTGTTTCCAGTAAGGCTCACGCAATTTCCATGCTTCGCCGGGATTCAGCATCTCTCCGCTGACTCGTTCCCTAAACTCCGCCTCGCACCACTTGAGATCAAGACCGTTGGCTTCTGTCAGATCGCCGTAGAAGGGCTTATCTACGCGATACTGGTAGAATTGCAATTCGTAGGCCTCAATGTCACCTACGATGTTCTGCACAGACTTCGTGTGGACAAGGAGCCCCATCTCCTTTAATTCCCTCTTAACTTCATTAAGCGCCTCGGGGAAATTCTTGTAGAATCTCATGTGACTCCTTTTTCTTAATGCCGATTAAGATGGGCTGCATCACCCAACCCAGAATTGTAAATACGCGGAAATCTGCCCATACCCAACAGTCGTTCTCGATGACGGTACCTTTAGCGAAAGCCTTGAGTTTCATAGTTCAAACTCCAGTGATAGCTCACTTACGGGACAAGCCCTGAATATCTTTCCCGTTTTCTTCCACTCTTCAGCTTTCTTAATGCTTCTTTTTTGCGGGCCATATCTGGCTTGGCGATAATCATCTAACCAGAATCGTCTCGTGCTCTTTTCGAGAGAATGACCTTTCAACGATTTACCGAATCTGGCAGAATAGAAAATCTGGTGGACAGCGGCAATGAAGCCCATCGACACAATCCAAGTACCAGATACGTCTTCCCAGCCAGTACGAGCAGCTACACGATTCATCAACGATAAGTCAAGAAAGCCAGCCTTATCAATCTGTGATGCTCTTGACACCACAATGACACGAGGGTCTGGGAAGTGTTGCAACTGCAACGAAGCCAAGCACGCGCCATGGCGATGCCCTTTCGATGAGCTTCCATAGCCCTTTCTACCAATCTGCGCGAATGCCGGGTTATAGCTAATCGAGTAACTGGCGACCTGATGCTTCTTTAGGTTCCCTAATTGAATCACAGTATCATCTACCCACTGGGGCAAGTCTGGGCGAAAGTACCTCTTCAGGAAAGTTCGCCAACGATTGCGACCATAGCTGGACATATCGAGGTGAAGAGGCTTTCCCCCGAGTAAGTCTTCGATCTCAACACAGAGAATGTCTGGATAAGACGTAGTAATGCCGCCCACACCGATGGCATCTATCTCTTTATGTCGATAGGATAGTTCATCAATCAGCTGAGTCCACGCCTCGAAAATCGTTTTGTAGCGTCTCAGGATCATTTTGCCCTTCGCATCAATTCTCTTACCAGTTCCCGAATCTTTGCCTTGATTTCTTTCTCACTAGCTCTATGACTTCCCGTGTGCCCTTCAGGCTTCACACACCGAAAATTCAAGACCCACTTACGAGCCTTGCAACGCTGGGCCATTGAAGCTAATAGCCAGAACCGATACGAAATTTATTGACCAGGTTTTTGGACATATACATTTTGGTGCACGTCTCGGCTGTGAACCCAGAGGCCTTCAACAAGTCGATCAGCTTGGCAAAGAACTCGGAGAGCGATTGATGAAAAGCCCGCTCATCCGTCTGCATTGCAGTCCTTTTCCACTCTTTTAACTTGCAACGATTCATGGCTTCCCCGAGCTTCTCAATGACCCAGTATGTCATAACCTTCAAATCGTGATTTGTGTATAGCTGCCTCTGTTCACTAGCCTCGTGGGAACAGCTGAAGGCCACTTTCAAACGATCTCCCGCTGGATCACCGATTCTCTTCTGATCGGGACATGGAAATAGTCCAGCCATGATAAGAAGTTCCACAGAGAAGTGTAGGGCGTCGATGAGTTCTTCCAGATAATGTGTGTCATTCTCTTCACCCAGAGATAGTGTAGCTTCTGTGAGTTCTTCCGTGATCCTCCAGGCGAAAGACTTAAAACGGAGCTGACTAGCTCGGTCTTGAATTTGAAGAGGGCCGGCGTAGAACCAGTGTCGGGGCAAATCTTCTACCCCTTTCTGAGTGTAAGGCGCACTCGGTATTGGATGCCCTACAAGTTCTTCCTCGATGAGATGATATTTATCGAGAAGGTCCCGCTGGTGATTGAAAATAAGCTCTAACATATCGCCCTCTGGAATTACTACGTCCTTGAAATCGTCTACATTCATGGCTTTGTAACCTCTCCGTAGAGTGCATTCAAATGAGTCGGTCTAGGTTCGCTAGAGCTACCACTTGCTGCGGCATTTCCTGTCGCCCTTGGGCAGTTAGGGTAGATGCCAATGCACTCTACGCGGAAGTTACTCCGCGCCTTTCTACTGCGCCGTCTCTGTGATGCTGAAACCGACAGGGCTATTGTCGGCTGTCACATCAATCGGATTCGCTGGGGCGGCGCTCAGGGCTGTGCCGTTAGGCAGAGTGACAGAGAATGTCACCACGATTCCCGTTGCATCCACCGGCGGTTGTGGGACTGTGCCGAGAAATTGCAGTCCCGTTGTGTCTCCAGGATTCGGTACTACTGCAAGACTTCCCGGCGCGCTGCTACTTGCCGAGATCGCTGGAGTACCACTTGGGAGAGGCACGGGATTTCCTGCTGCATTGACCGGCTGAAGTGTGAACAATACGCCTTTACCGTCATCGAGAATTACAAGATCCACAGTTGCTTTCATTGCGGGCATTTTCTTCTCCTTAGGGGATTGAATTGCAGTTTCGGTTATGAGGAAACTGGCGGGTTGTCCAACCAGCATCTTCAGAGTGGCCAGAACTTGTTGTTGAATCGCTAAGTTTTGCTGCTCGACAATAAGCCTATCTTGCTCTACATCGACCAGCTGTTCCAATGCGCGAGTAATTCGGTCAATCATCAGCGTATCCTTTTCATGGATTCAGACTGTTTTGCCAGAGGTTCAATGTCATCAAAGAGCAGTGGAAAATAAGACTTAAACTGTGCCAGGAGAGGTATAGTAACTTGCCTCATCTGCGGGTGAGCTTCTGTCGTAGTACGCATGATAAAGAAATGACGCCAGTTACGGAGATTACCTGTGGTAATAAGACGAGAGGCCAGTGCATTTGGAAATACACTACGAGCCTCCTGAGGGCGCCAGCCCGAGGTGATAAGTGCTCGATATCTCTGCTCTGCTACGTCAATGGCAGAAAGCCACAGGGGGTCATACTTACAGCGATCACCGTGAGTATTGGGGTTATTTGGTGCATCATGCCACCATCTATCAGACATCATTCCGCCGGAACATACGGAATTACCTTCCAGGCACAGGTCGCACTCTACTTCTGGTTTCGGGTAGATGAAACTAGGCGCCATTTTCTTTTCGTAATTCACAAATCGCGTTGACTCCTGTGTAAAGCTAAAGAGTCGATGACGTACCCATTCATGTGTAATACCCCGATCTACAACCCCATCAACGGTCACGGAGATATGCTCTACTACAGACCAATCTCCATGTCTTAATACTACTTCACCGATGAATCTCCGCCATGAGTCTTCTGTCTGGGCATCTTCTGATCTGTGGGAGATACGGGCACACCACTCGATTCTCTCCAGAGCCGAGGGATTAGGAAAGATTAAATTCGCATAAGGCCGTATGATTTTCATCTAATCCCCCTCATATTTTCTTCTCGGCGCGTGAATCCCAGTTGCCGGTTTCAACTCCGATTTATTGCGAATGATTCTTCCCGCGACAGCGCTTCCAGGTGACTCACTGGACTCTGTAGCTCGAAAGTGCGCTTTGTGGTGCGAAGGCACAGCGAACTCCATCATCAGGAAGTTAGCCGCATCGATAAGCCACTCAGTATTGCCCGTCTTTCTGTATCTATCGATGCGAATTTTCACATTCTTGAGATTGTCGGGCCTATCGTATTTTCGGCGCATGTGCCCATAATTATGATAGCCGAAGCCCATTCGATCCATCATCCCCTGAATGAAAGGCTTATCGATCTGATCTTCGGGTATACTCTTGGGCCACTTGAAGTTCACGCTGTTCTCTCTTTCCGAATCATCTCGATCATACTCTGTGCCATTTCTCTCTTGTTACGGAGAATATTATAAATCTGACGATCTCTTGTCCCCCTGCAGAGTAGAACGTAATAGAAACACTGCCCACTCTTCTGTCCCTCTCGGTGTGTCCTATCTTGTGATTGCTGAAAGTTTATCATGCTATAGTCCATCGAGTAGTAGATTGTATAATGGCAGGACTGTAAATTGATACTCTCCGAACCGGAGGCAATCTGACAAATCATCGCCCCCCCTGACTCTTTGAACAAAGACTCAGCCAATTTCTGTTCTGTTACTGTTACTCCCCCACGAATCGAGAATGTTACCCAGTCAGGAGCGAGCAAAGCCTTGATCTGCTCAAGCTCATAGATAAATCGGGCATACACAACCACTCTCTTTTCGCCCTGCTCAAGCAGAGAGTCCGTTAGTTCTTTTAAGGCTTCAAACTTTGCCGTATGCAGCGGGTATATCTGCTCGGTTTCTGTATCTTTGAGGAAGCCTCCCGAAATTTGACTGAGTTTAGCCAACTTCGCTAACACAATCGGCGCACTGATCGCCGTCTCGGAATTGACGTAAGTAATCAAGTCCGTATCCATCTCCCTATAGCGTTTCTTCGCCTCCAATGGCATATCGATGGGAACCTCGATAAAGACCTTTCCTACGGCAATGGTCTTTTTCTGCACGCTAGTATACGGAGCCAATATTTTGCCAAGCCTGTCAAGGTCACGGTACCTGTGAATCTCGTGGCCCCCGAAGCCTTTGAAAATAGTGTAGCGGTCCTTGAAGTCCGCAAACTTCTCCTCTAAGAGGTCTGGCTTTAAGAAGCGGAACTGACTCCAAATGTCATGCGGGCGGTTACCGATTGGGGTTCCGGTCATGGCTACGGCGTAACGGCAGAGCTTCCCCAACTTATGGGCCAATCGAGACTGTCTTGCATTGGGATTCTTGATTCTGTGAGATTCATCGAAGACAACTACATCCGCTTGAAGTTTCTTCAAGTCCTCGAAGTGAGTTCTGGCATAGTCGTAATTTGTGATTACCAGATCGGACTTTGCCCAAGTCGTAGAGATTGGGCCGGGTCTGAATACGCTATATGTGATTGGATCTGGCATACACTGTCTTATCTCGTCTTCCCACACTGCGAGACCGCGCAACTTACAGATGATGAGTGCCCGATTGATTTTCTTGGCCCACAGCATACAGCCGATGAAGTGAAGAACGCATTGTGTCTTTCACGTACCCATCTCGTGAGCTAGAAGCGCCCGTTCAACCTTATAGATGAAGCGTGCCGCCTCAGTTTGATGGGGCTTCGGCACACGCAATGTGGGATATTTCATTTCTCCCACCTCGCTGTTTGCTTTCCATCGGGCGTGTGTGCTGCGTGATCTCCTCTGTGATTTTTCCATCTCGTACAGAACCACCCATCCCCACTCTCTTCATTGCACATGACTTCTTCCGCGCTGTCTGGGCAAGGAGCGAGATACTGTGGGTCTGTCGATTCTAAAAGCATTCCTGCCTCCAAGCTGCTGCCTTCACCCTGGGAGCTATCCTCTGAGGAAGATAGTCGGCAATATCTCTACTGCCGCCGGATTGATAAAGGATTTTAAGCACCTTGTTATATTTCAGTCTTCAGCCTTGAATAAAAGAGCTTTGAGGTTTCAACTGTCAGCTTCTTAGCCGTTTCCCGTGTGAGGGGATGCGTGGATTTGAACCACAGAATGGGGCGGGTAGCCTCATTACTTTCCAAGATTAGCAGTCTTGTTAGACTAGTCCTCATTGCTTTCCCACTTCGCTGCCGAAGGCAAGAATTCTTTCTACACCTCAATTAAAGTTGTGGCGTTGAACAGCGAGAGCTTGCCGTCCAGTACGCCTGTGACTTCTTCCATCTCTTCCTGAGCCTTGACCACCTTGCGCTCGTCAATATTCACCACGATCTGCGGCGGATCGTTGACACCGATAGCCTCATTGATGGCAACTGCTGAGCCGACAACTCGACCGCCCTTCTTCTGTACTTCGTTACGAAAACCAGCGATGGCGTTAACAACTGTATGAAGGAATTGTTTCTGATTGCCGGCGATTTCCCTACGCCATGTAAGCCACTCAGCGACGGTGAAACTCATTGCGCCGATGGTTAGAGACGCCCCGAGGTTGCTACGCTGAATTGCCGTACGAATGGCAACGATGCGCTTCTCCAGATCGTTGATAGCCTGAAGCTCCTCTGTAATGAATTTCTCTGATCCGCCATCCTTCTCTAACGGGTCTCTCACTCGTGCCTCCCGAGCAAGATAGCTGCCGATTGAGCCGCGCTTCTTATTGAGACGCAAGCCGATAGTTTTGATCTCCTGCAAGGCTTCAGTGATAGTGATCGTTGACATTTTATCCTTCCTCAATTTGCCAGCCCGCTACTTTCGCAGGTGCGAAGCGAATCAGAATCTCAGCGAGGCGTTTCTTCATGCTACGGGACTGCACTTTTTCCCGTACATTGACCTGCTGCCGAGTCTCTTCCATCTCATCTGCTACCTTCGATTGCATGGGCTGTGTTACTTGCGTTGCGAAGAATGAACACTAGACCCTTTACATTGCGGTGTCAAGAAAAATCTTCTACGCCTCGCATATTTATTCCGTCAAGATTTACCGTGAGCTATTTATCTTCTTTATACGCACCCAAAAAGATATTACTTGCATACCTTTACATAAAAGTATACTGTGCTCGCTCGCGTCACTTTTCTATATGACATCTCTATCCGCTGAACAATTCCTTAATCGAGTATGGCCTAAACCCTTGCTCCGTAACGAAACTCTTGAGCTTAGACTCCGCAATAGAGAGACACAAGGGATCAGGCGAGAGTTCTGTACCTCGATAGAACAATTCCTCATCAAAGCCAGATATTACGCAGCACAGTATGACGTGTACTTCGCTTTGGCTACGAGATTTGGTTCTGGCTCAGGGACGAAACGGGATTGTTACAGGATCCTTTGTACGTGGGCTGACATCGATCACAAGAAGATAGAAGAGTGCAAGTTTGATCCGAAGCCTGACATTGTGGTTTCTTCAGGTGGAGGTGTACACGCCTATTTTTTGCTCAACTCTCCCTACCTTGTAAGAGGCGAAGGTCAACGCTGGCTACCCATCGAGGAGATCAATAAAGGCATAGCTAAGAAATTAAAAGCGGATGGCAATACTGCCGACATAGCGCGAGTTCTACGAGTTCCCGGCACCATGAATCACAAATTCACGCCTCCTAGAAAAGTCGAGGCTTATGTCTTATAGTGTCGATGAACTCAAAAAAGCCTTTCCCTATACGTCATCTCCCTCTGTAAATGGTGAGATTCGTTCGGGTAGGATCATTGAAGATATCCCTGACATGCTGAAGGATCGATTAGCTCAAGCAGGGGGCGGAGTTCATAACGACGCCAGTAGACAAGATTCCTCAGTTGTAACTCATCTTTTAAGGTGTGGCTTGTCGCCCTCAGACTGCTATGCCACTTTTGCCGCGTCTGCCCGGGGAAAAGACGCGATCTCCCGGAAGAATAGCCACTTTGACGATTACCTGCAACGCACCATAAGAGCCTCTCTCTCCTTCCTCAATAAAACCATTGAAGAATACACCGATACCAAACCACAAGAAACCGTCCACATTGATTTCGGGAAGAAGCGGAACTATAAGCTGGAGGATGGCATCAATGTGGCAATGGCCTCTGGCGTGGAGGTGGAGAAGACTCAGTGGCTCTGGACTGGCTACATACCCGCTGGAAAGATCACTATTCTTGCTGGGGACCCCGGTATGGGAAAGTCCACAATAGGGGTTGATCTGGCCTCGAGGATTTCCTGCGGTAAGCCATTGCCCTCTGGTGGACGAAGTGTCAGTGGAACCTGTCTTATTGCCTCCGCAGAAGATGCCCCAGAAGATACTATAACTCCACGTCTTATTGTAGCGGAAGCGAAGATCAGCAGAGTAGGAATCATACGAGAGGTAAAAATAGAGGACCAGCTATGTTACCTCAGCTTGCCTAGAGACCTAAACCGTCTTCGTAAACTTGTAATCTCGCGGGGTGCCCGTCTTCTGATTATAGACCCCCTCAACGCTTTCCTAGAGCGGGGCACGGACACGTATAAAGACCAAGACATTCGCAGTGTACTAGCACCAGTCGAGAACATGGCGGAAGAGACTGGCGCTGCTGTGCTCATTATCGCTCACCTTACAAAGAAAGAAGACGCATCTGTACTGTACAGAGTCGGTGGTTCTATCGGCTTCATTGGCGCAGCGCGGTCTGTGCTAGCCGTAGGTAATACATCAAAGCCGAATCTTAAAGTCCTATATTCTCTCAAGTCGAATTTAGCCAAAAAGCCGCAGCCCTTGGCCTACGAGACGAGACAAGTTACGAGGTCGAGAAAAGACGAGAAGGATTGGAAAGGTGAGGAGAAAATTGTGTCTTCCGTAATTCGATGGAAAGGCGCTATCGACTATGACCCGTCCAGAGGTAGCGCAATAAGCAGCGGGAAGGCAGAACTAGAAGCGGAAGACTTTCTTAGACAGGCCCTTGTGGATTCTTCCGTGTCCGTAGATGACATCTATGCCGAGGCTAAGAGAGCGGGCATCAGTCGCGGGCAACTGAATCGGGTGAAAACTGAGATGGGGTTAAAGGTATCTAAGGACAGGTCAGGAGCCTGGAATTGGTCGATGCCTTAGACTGCTACCTTTTTCTTCTGTGTCCTATCGAATGCTCTCTTCCACAGTTCCCATGCACGCTGTCTGGAGATACTGAGCTTTTCCCCAATGGCAGCGAAGGTGTGTCCCTTCTCTCTGAGTCGTAGGATCAGCTTATATCGCGGAGAAATCATGTCTCTCAGAGTAGCAGACTAGTCAACTCCTAGTCAACCGCTTAATTAAGAATCCACAAAGAGATGACATAAGCCACAGCGACTATAACCATGAACGCCGAGACCAAAAGCATTGCCACGCCTAGCCAAGTTGTATCCTTCACTGTTCGCCTCGCTTCTCAGCCTCGCGGGCCTTAATCGTCCGAGAGAGCCAGTCTAGATCGATGACATCTCGATCAGACGAAGAATTACAGGCTGCACAGGGCACTTGTGGATTATCGCGTGTATGCGCCATAGATCGTGTCAAGAGTATTCGATTGTCAGACGTGCGATTGATAAAGCGGGAAAGAGGATAGAGAGAACTTGTCTTTCCACAGAGGGCGCAGAACTGGGAACTGTCATTTAACAGGTCACAGTTAAGGCATAAGTAGGCGTCTTGCAGCCGTATCGAGTTAACCGTTGTCATTGAAACCTCCTCTTTATTCGCGCAGTGAGAGAGTAGAGGCTCAAGGGCTTGGCATGTCAACAAGCGGGAGACAAATCGCGCTCGGAGAAACAAGACAGCCTAGCACTCCTACTACCCTCTCACTCCGCGAATAACTGCGGAGTCTTGCGACTACTGCTCTGCCAATCGTTTCATGTCAGCCAGAGCCGCCTCGTTGTCATCAAAAAAGCGACACGGATTGATTTTAAAATTTGGGTCACTGGCATCATAAATCTTCATCGCAGCCAGCAACGTGCTGAATCGCGCTTCGAGAGCTTTTCCCGCGGGCCCCGCTAGAGTTACAACCCAGCCGGCTCGACAGTGTTTCTTTTCGCAAGTGTGCCAAGTCTTCATTCTCAGAGCTTCGGGCTGCGAAGCCGCAGCGTAGACAGCTTTGTGGATGTCAGGGATAATCGGCACAGTGAATGCTTCGTTGGTTCCTTCAACGGGTGTGGCATTATCTAAGTTCGAGCAGCCCGAGCAGTCCGAGCAGCGCGAGCAGCCCGAGCAGTCCGAGCAGTCCGAGCAGTCCGAGCAGTCCGAGCAGCGCGAGCAGCGCGAGCAGCCCGAGCAGTCCGAGCAGTCC